ACGCTTGTCGTTGCGCACGTTTAGTAAAAGCTTTTCGTTTGATAAGAATATTACCCTTGTCGTCAATAATTCCAAGCTTATTCGCTTCCCACTTCTCGAAAGGAGTGACAAGTTTACGAATGAAATTGTATACTAGAAACAGATCTACGACCATGTTTATATTCCTTTAAGTACTAGAGATATTTGTTCGTCTGATACTATACTATCTCTATGTATAGATAACCCCTCATAGACTATGAGTTCAGGCATATAATTTAGGTATTCACAAAATGGTTTCAAGTACTCATGGTACTCTGGCAATTTCATGAACAACATTTGGGTTCCATTTCCACCAAATACATTGTATATGATGATCATATGATTCAGAATCAACCTTTCTTTTAGTTGGCTTTCCAATCTATAACGACCAAAGAGTTTTCTTAAGTATTGAAAACGCTTTATGTCTTCCTCAAATTCGGACATATCCGAACAGTGAGGGTTGTCATAGTTTTTCATAGCGTACATCAAAAAAGTTGATTCTGTCAATATCATAATTTATTATTCAGTTCTTAGCTATCCGCAACTTTTGGATCTTCGTCTACTGTATCACCTGTTATACCCAAGTCACCTGCGTCTGCCGCAGTTACTTTCATTGCAATGAGTGATTCTGTCTTATGACGAGTGTTTCCATTTGCGTCTGTATAGGTGTGATACAAGTTCCAGCCTGGAGTCTTAAGACCCTTTGCTCTGTTTGATGCAACACCTGCTTCAGTTGTGTCAACAAAGACGGCATTGTCTTTGTCATGTGATTTGTTAGGCTGTGCAGCCTCTGTTGAAAGATACTTAGGTGCGTCTGCCAGTGTATCTGTTTTTCCCCATTGTGCCATTATTCTTCTCCTGTGCTTTCGAATTCTTTATCGACAATTTTAGAAATTAGTTGTGATTTATCCATGTTCTTTGCTTTATCTATGTCATCGTCTCCGTAATGCTTTTGATAAAGTTTCATCAATTCCACTGGCGCTAATGTTTTAAGTTCATTATATCTATTTGCGACCTCATCAGATTTCTCTTCATTCTTGGATGATTCACCAAGACGTTTACTGAGAGATCTTTTAAACTTCATTTTGAAAGAAGACTCTGTGAACTGTACAAGTGCAGAAACTGTAGCTTGTGTCTTAGGATCAAGAACCATCATACGTTCTTTACCCTTGGTAGAGTTCTTATAGTCTTTGTGAACCTTACGGAAGTCTTTCTTAGAGATGTGAACTTTACCGTTCTTGTACTCATAGTTTTTCTTCTCTTCGATACCAGAGTCGTGATATCCCTTGCCATCGCAATGATCACATCCTTCGCCATCGCACTGAGGACACTCAGTCTTTTCTTCCATGCAAGAACCTTCGTGGACTTTACCACAGGACTCACATATCTTAGAGGCTTCTTCTAGTTCTTCTTTCTTCAACAACTTCATTGCAACGTTTGCAAGTTGAGTTGCTTTCATCTTATCCATCTTTGCTTTGTTCGCATCATTTACTTTAGTGTAAATTTGCTTAATAGCAGATGCAGTAAACATGTCAACCAAAACACCGTCGACTTTCATCGCTTGTTTCCTGTCAACAATTTGCATCATTGCATCAATAGTTTTAGATGCTTCATCAAGACGATAAGATTCACATTGGTATTCTGTACCTGCAAACATAAAGGATTTTTCACCTCTTTCTTTTGCCTGTTTAGCAGCGAGGATGAAACCACGCTTACCTTCCTCAACCTCTGCTTCATTCGCAGTTGAAGTTGCGGTGTTATTCTTATTACGTTTTGCGGTACGAAGTCTTTTCTTCGCCTCCTGTTCACGTTTCCGTGCAATGTTCATACGTTCACGATCAGCAGCTTTCTTCTCTGCTTTTCTCGCACGTTGATCTGCGGCATCTGCACGACCTGCAGTAGACAGTCTCTTCTTGACTTTAATACCACCTCTTACAGCACCTACTGCACCTTTACCTGCACCTCTGGCAACTGCACCAACACCTCTGGCGACACCTTTAATGGCACGTCCAATGAGTTCGTCTAGTTGTTCTTCGGTGAGATCGTCGATATCAGTATCTCCGATCCATTCCATTATTGCATCAAGATCTACTTCAGAAGTCTCTTCACGCATACTGACATTAAACATCTTTGATGCTTTAGGAACACCAACTTGTTTTGCAACAATGTCGATAATCTTATCACGTACTTCTGTGTCTTGATCATTCGTAAACTTAACAAGTTTCTTTTCATCACCCTTGCGCATCATTGCAGCGGCTTTGTTGAAATCTTTCTTGTCGATACCACCAGATTTACGTGCGTAAGACTCCATGTCTCTTGCGGCGTTATCCATGCCTTCTTCAAGTGAAACTGACTCGCCCATCGCCTTGCGTCTAATCATTCCGTGGAATGCATCATCTGCGGCAACTTGAGAACCTTTAAAGTCTAACTTAAAACGTTTTTCTTCAGGTGAACCAATTGCTTTCTTGTACAGTTTATCGAACTTCTTTTTCTCAGCGGCAGTCATGTCACGATCAAATTTGTCTTTCTTTTCAGTAACAGCTACCGCTTCAAGCTTTTTTGCAGAGTTTTCCTTTGCCATTGCTTTACCAATCGCTTTACGGCGTTTGTGCAAATACTCATCAGAACTGTCTGTATCGCCATCGTTGTCGATATCTTTATCTTTACGATCTTTGAATTTCTTTTTCGCTGCTTTCGGATCTGCTTTATCCAGACCTTCACCATCATCGGACTTATTGTTCGATGCATCTTCGGCAGTGATCTTTCTCTCTTCTAGTGTCTGTCGAACGAGATCACCGAAAAGACTATCGATTTTATCTTTGAAGTCCATTTTGTTTTCCTTAAGGGTTTGTGTTAGTTCTTCTTATTCTATTTATTTAGTTGTCTACCTTGGCACTGGCTCTCCATTGCCAACAAGACCAGTATCTCGCCTTCCACTTTGGGCCAGGGTCTGCGCAGTTATGACGTGCACGAAATGACTTTCTTCGTGCAGGATCGTCACGTTTGATCTCCATGTTAGGGTCCCCAAAAGAAACTTTAACAACATTTCCCTTTTCGTTCTTCACATAAACGTAGAACTTTTTAGATCCACCACGTACAGGATCGTTCAAGGATACTTCCTTGCCTTGATACTCTGAAGCCTCTACAACGAGATCGTCGTAGATATTACAGTCTTCACAAACGTCATCTATATCATTGAACTCGTTAAATCGTTTCATAGTACTACTACACCTTCTTTGATCAGACGTTCTCTATTTTTCATATGTCCTGCCTGTGTTTCTTCTTTAGAACCACCAAAGTATGGTACACAATGTCCTGCTTCGATCATCATGTCAGTCATTCTGACATCATCGATTAGGAAGTCACCTAAGATACGTCCGAATTTACCTTTTTTGTCCTCACCATCTCTGGCGATTTCAGTCTTAAGGATCTGATGACTACCAACAGGCATAAGACCTTTGACCCATGCTTTTGCAGCGAGACCAAATTTCTTCTCTACCTTATCACGTGTGCGTGACTCAGGTGTGTCGATACCCATAATACGGACACGTTCTTTACGCAACCATACACCAAATCCTAGATCGATGTCAACATCTACTGTGTCACCATCAACGATGCGAAGCATTTTTACTCTATATTCATACATTATTCAGACTTCCATATTGTCCATGCGCCGTATGCGATTGCAATACCTGCAGCTATTTTTGCCAATGGTGCAAGGAATAATACCATCATTCCCAAACCAACAAGAAACGCACCATCCCATGAGGTACGTTCTTTAAGTCTTCCTGTGATCCATTTCATTTGGATTTCTCCTATTTTTTCTTTTTAAATCGAATATTCTTTGCGAACTTTTCGCCTGGTGTCATCGATGCGAACTTTTCAGTAGTTTCAGGAGTACCATATTCAGGGACACTCTCAGTCATACCACGTGCATCCTTCTGTGACTTGATCCATTTCTTCGCCATTGGTGACTTCGCAGGTATGTTAACCCACTTAGTAATGTCTTTATATGCACCAAGAGCACCATGTTCCCAATTCGAGTTATCTGAGTTATCGACAACAATCAACATGTTACCAAACAATCTTTGGAACTTACCAATATTGTCTTGTACTTCTTTCCACATTTTCGTAACTACTTTCGCACCCAATGTTCTTGGACGATCTTGATCACGTCTGATTGCAGTTTCTAAGTTAGTATTAACAAAGATCATGGCAACATCGTAACCAATTTTCTTCATGTCAATAACTTGTCCTGAAATCTTATCGTAGTCTTTACCAGTACCATCAATCACCAAACCAAGACGACCAGCTAATGCCAACTCTTGTTGTTTCTTAGTCATTGCTTTTGCTTTTGCACGTGCCGCTTGACCTTTTGGTGTGAAGATATCGTCAGGTGTCGCTTTCAGTCCAACTTTCTTCAACTGCTTTTCGAATGCAGGGTCTGAGTTAATTAGTTTCAAACCAAGTGCAGGTAATCCAGTTTTACCTACTAAGAATGACTTACCACTGCCTGGTCCACCTGCAAGGAACACCACTTTGAAGATACTTGGATCGTTTACACCTTCTTCAAGGTTTACGTCCTCACTGACTTTTTTTTTACCTGCGTCCATTACTTTTTTACCAAGTGGTGTCAAGTTACCTTTCTTGTCGTACATTTGGTCAATCAGTTTGAGTTCAGATTTAGTCAACTCTTCAAGTTCTTCTTTCTTTTCCCAAGGTGCTTTCTTCAAAGATACTTTTGCTTTACCTTTTTTAGATGATGCGGATGCCTTTGCAAGTTTCTTTGCAAGAGATGCTTTTTTGTTCTCTTCCAAGTCTTCGTTCTGTCTTCTTAGAACTGCGGCAACTTGTGGGTGACTAGACAAACCTTTTTTGATTTTGTCAATTACTTTTACTGCACCAGTCATGTTACCACCTGCATAACGTTTGTCAGATGCAATACCGATTGCCATTTTGATATCTTTTTTAGAAATACCTTCGTCTACAGTCTTTTCGTTCTTCTTGCGTTTCTTCATAACGTTTTGCGCAACAGAACCTGCAACACCACCTGCAATCTTTGCAACAGTGCCACCACCAACTGCATGTGCAATACCTGCACCAGCTAATGCACCCAAGACACCTTCTTTGCGTAAACGTGGTTCACGACGATTGTCACTTGGGTCTTCCACACGTAGATTTTTAGGATCGTTGTTCAGTGGGTTGTTGTCTTTATGTCCAACATCCTTACCTTTAACATCAGTCGTTTTAGCCACAATTCTACGTGCACTGTTTCTTGATGAACGGTTAGCAATCTGTTCTGGTTTACTATGGTAGTTTTCATACTCTTTAGCGTAGTTGCGTTCATCAAGTTCTACTTCTTCTCTGAAGATGCCTTTACGCTTCGCATCACCGATGGCCTTTGCCATCTGGTCTTTTGACATGCGCTTATACTTTGGCATAGACATCAAGTAATCAATTGCATTGTGGTCTTTCTTACCACCTTGCGACATATACTTTTCATAGTCTTTGATGAGGTTTTTGTTTTCGTCAAGTTCGACAGATTCTCTCTGGTTTGATCTGAATTTATATTTCTTGAATAGAATGTCCAGAACGTCATCAATAAATTCTCTATCAGTAGCAAGACTTTTTTGCTTTGGTGATTTGTTCAAAATACCTTTAATCACTGCAATTTGGTCATAACTGTCTGTATTTTTCTTATTACCTAATTTCTTAGCAACCATTTTTGCAACATCATCATCTGACATTAACTTTGCTTCGTCAAGGTTTTCTTTCATCATTCTCTTCGCAAGTGCAATTGCCTTGCCAGGACCTTTTGCTTTGTTACCAGTCTCTTTTGATGACGAGAACATATCCCAGACTTTACCACGTTCAGTGTCATTTTTAGCCTGTTTCATGAATTTGTTTAGAATATCTGCACCCGCTTTGGATAATCTGTATTCAAGTTTATCATCGTAGCGTAGATTACCACCAACCATATAGTCTTGGTCACCTTTGTACTGCCATTTTCCTCTACCTGCAACCTCATCAAGAGACTCACCCATCATGTTAGAGATTTTATTGTCCAAGTCACCGAATGCTTTCATTGTGTCTCTCTCAGATACACCAGCTTTTTCTAGATCGTTTTTCAACATCTCCATTGCTGCCATGCGGTTCTTCTCTTGTACACGGTCATTCTTACCTTTACTTGTTTTAGTAAAGAATTTAAGTGCTGAATCTAATGCTTTCTTCATCTTCGCATTCTCTACGAGATCTTGATGAACAGTTTCTTCAAACATAGCGTCAAATGATTCGTCTGTTTTCTTCTTACTTGACATAGCATCTCTCGCTTTGTTTACTGCATGACCTGCAACTTTACCTGCAACATATCCTGCGGCAGCACCTGCGGCGGCTTTACCTACCTTTTTAACTGCTGCTTTCGCAACTTTCTTCATTACTTTCTTTGCGATAAATGCACCTGCCGCACCACCTGCGACCTTTGCAAGACCACCAATAACTGGTGCGATCTCATCTACCTGTTTGTCATCACGTAGAGAGGCAAGAGAACGTTGAGTGGATGTCATTGTGCGAACTGGTTTCTTACGACCTGTCTTAGTACGACCCATTGCTTTGTTATGTTCTGCATCTTTTGCACGTTGAATTGCAACAGAGTCACCAGTCATCTTTGGTGCGCCTTTACGTCTAGGTCTTGGTGCTTCATCCATTTGTACGTCTTCCTTATACATGTTTAACTCGTATTTTTTGTTGTCCATGTTATAAACTTGGATCTGTACTGCCTTTTTACCAGACTTATCTGTTAGACGGTATGAGTTTGTTTTACCTTTAGAGGGTTTGCGTGGACCTGTTGCAACTTTGTCATCAATCTCACTAGGATCGATTTCAATTTTCAACTTATCTTTCGCATGTTTGTATGCGTGTTGCATTGCAGTCGAGAAATCTTTGTGATACAATTCGTATCCAGTAGATGATTTACCTTCATTCATTTCTTCATTCCTTACTTTCTTTGCAAGATCTGCATCTGCTTTGCCCCATGTCCCAGATGATTTTGTGGTGAACGAGTTAACTCGTGCAAGTCCCCACTGTGTTGCAGTAGTGCCTGGACGGTGTCCAGTTCTCCATGCGGCAACACCACGATCAAATACTTTCTTAAGAACACCAAGAGGCATTCCAGACTTCTCTGCTTTCTTTTTCAATGCTTCACCTGAATCTTCTTCAATTGCATCTACTGTAGATTCCATTAAGTCATAAATGTCGAACGTCAAGTCGTCAAGACTCTCTTTAAGAGGTTTCTCGTCATCACTCAACTCTGGTTTCTTCTTAAACATTTTGAAACGACCATCAAACTTAACACCTTGATTACCAGCTTTCAACAACATGTGTGGTCTCTTACGTGCTACCATGTCTGCACGAGATGCCTCATCCATAGTTGAGAACTCTTCGTACTTGATTACCTTAGAAGGTGTTTTGAAATCTTTTTTTCTCATGATTGTTTTATTAACGAGTTCAATCTCGTCACCCTTAGTTTTAATTACAACTGGTAAGTTTAGATCAGACGAAAGATCTTTAAGGACTGCTTCGATCCCTTTGTTGTCTTTAACATCTTTAGCTTTATTCTTTTGGATTTTCTTGAACAACTTCTGAAGTTCTGCAACCTTGATATCAGGGGAGTTTCTTTTGTCATTCATTCTATCAACGAAGTGTTTAGTAAACTCCACGTCGATTTTGAATTTGCCAAGAATACGATCTGCAAATTTCTCTAGATCATTAATCTGTTTTTGCGATACATCTTCGTTTACACAGTTAGGAACCATCTTGTTCCCTTTTTTCTTCATACCAACCTGTTTGTACCCATTCCAACAAGGATCTTCCTCTTGTACCATCTTCACCAGTTCTCTACCGTTCACACCTGCATACGTACGTGCGACCTGTGCGGCATAGTAACCAATGTCATGTTTTGGGTTTTTCTTTTTACGATCCCAGACTTTCTGTAAAGTCATTGCGGCATGTTTCATGTTGCCTTTAAGGTCTTCTTTCTTTAAAGACTTACCTTCTTTATCGTATCCAGGCTTTCCTGCTTTCTCTTTCTTAGAGATTGCAATCGCTGCTTGTTGCGCAGGGTTTGCACCACCTTCGCCGTACATCTGTTTGAATTTCTTTGTATGTGAGGATGGTTTTGTTTTTGTGTCTTTGTCACCAGGCGCAGGTTTATATGCTTTGGGATCATCGTCAGACATCTTTGCTTGTCGTGCAAACTGCTTTGCACGTTTCTCTTTATCGTCTTTATCAACACCAGAATAATACTTTGATGGCTGAGTGCCAGGCAACTCATCCACGTCTCTATCCTGTGAGACTTTCATTTTTTCGTTGACGAATTTAGTAAAGCGCATATTAGTACCTATTGATCAGCGGGTCTTTTGTTATTTCTTGATTTAATACGATCTGTCTCACGCTTCTTGATAGTTGGAATAAGACGTTTAGAAATTGCCTTAACACGTGATGGAGAGATCTTTGCGAGACGTTTATCAATTGCCTGTCTTTGACCATAGGACATAGTTTTGTAGTCCATACCCTTAGTCAACTTCTTTTTGAGAAGGTTTCTTGCACCCTTATGCGCACGTTTTTTCAACGTATCTAAAGTTGCACGTTTTCTTGCAGATCTTTCACGACCTTTTTTAATCTTGTGTTTAATTCGTTTAAACATACGAGAACGTGCCACTCTTTGTTGTCGTGTCAACGCTTCTTCTAATTCTTCTTTAAGGTTCTTCTGAACCAACGTCATCATCTTTTTCTTATCTGCGTCTGATAACTTAGATGCAGCGGCACTTTTGAAACCGAATTGTTTCTTACCCTTCTCATCTGTATAGTCGTCAAACTGTCCCTTTTGGGCAATACCTCTTAGTTTTGTACCTGACATTCCTTCAACACCTTCTGCATCAGGATCACGCTCACCTGCAGATACAACTTTGATCTCTGCAAAGTTATATTCTTTACCGTTGTATTTGTCTAGGATTGTTTTGAACTCTTGTACACGATCAGAACCAACGACCATGACGATCTTCTTGTATCCTGCTGATTCGAGTTCTGCAGCGATTTGGAAAACCTGTTTCGCTTTAGAGTTGATCATGACAGAACCGAATGCCTTTCTGGCAAACCGATACTTGTCTTTATAATTGAGTGGATCTTTTTTGTTGTTCTGAGTATGAGAAAGATAGACACGTGCTTCTGCCTTTTCTTTCTTCGCAACTTCTTTTACTTTGTTCACAAGTTTTTCGTGACCAATAGTAACAGGGTTCATGCGACCAAAAGAGAACACAACAGTATCGCTCTTAGCTTCTTTGAGAGTCGGTTCCAACTCAACAAAAGTGGAAGGATCAAACTCTTTGAATTTGACAAGATCCCGCTTCTTTTTGTTTTTATCTTTTTCTACTTCGGTCAGATCAGCCATAATTGTACTCTAATTTATTTGAATATATGTTTATTTATAATTCAAGTGTAATTCTGTTGAAAGGAATCAATAAATTCATAGTTTCTATATGCAGATCCACCCCAAATAGTTGATTGTCTTAACCAACCAATAGCAGGAGTGGGGGATGCAATACACAAAGGAACACTAGTGCGTCTCTGGTTAAGGATAAAGTAAGCGTTATCTACACACCCTAATCTACCCCCATTTTCAATCTCATCTACCAGTGTACGTGCAGTCGCTTTCGTCATTGCATATGCGTGTGCGCCTTCATGTCCATCGATATCTATGAACTCTGTTGGAGGTCCTGCTCTTTCGTGATCGTATCTAGAAGGATCTGGTAATTTATATCCTAACACTACAATCTTACCCTCTGGTATATCTATAGGTATGTCTGTCAACATGAGTGCATCGTGTTCTAGTACGATACCCACATCCTCTTCACCTTCTGCAATCAGTTTCCAAATAGCGGCGTGTCCAACTGTACAACATTCAGCTTTCTCTGCAGCATTCAAATTCTCATTTGGTTCATATGGATAGTCTGCAGGTGGTAGAGTAATAGGTCTACCCTCATTGATAGTCAGATTAATATCAGATTTTGCCCACGCAAGTACGCCAGGGATATCACACCAACCATCAAATGTTTCCCATTTAATACCAACCCAATGACAAGAGTCCATTGCGGCTTGTGCATATTCTTCTGATATCTCTTTATTAATTCGGAGTATGTAAGCGAGTTGTGTCTGCATGATGTTTCTTCTTTATTACTGTATATAAATTAAAGTCATTGACAAAGTAATCTCTCATAGATGTAATAGATTCATAATCAAAACGAATTTCTTTACTTGCATCTATTCTATCTACTCTGTAATTCGACTTGTGATTCGGAAGTTTATGGTTTATTGGTATGTTTAACTCATTCATAAACGATGTAAGATGTTCTGTCAAGTTCTCATATAACCAATATTCACCATTATTTTTTCCTTCAAATTTCAAAAAGTCAGACTGTAGGAGTTTAGAGTTATCCTCTCCTGTCGCCTTATCTGCGTCAAACCAACCTAGTGGAGCCATATACTTATACTCTTTAAGACTATATGGTTTAGATTTTAGGTCTTTATCCCAACGTTTAAAGAAGTAATAGAAACTTCTTTGACGTTCTATGGGATCTCTCAATACGGCAAAGCAACGATAGTCCTTTACTTGTTCTGGAGTAACTAAGTTGTATTCGACGAGTTGATTTAGATTTAAGTGAAGATGTTTGAACGGATGGTAGTCGTCATGCTTTCCTCTAATCTCTTCAAGTTTTTGATCAGAGAGAGTACCTGCAATTTTACTATCCTCGACTTCAGTATAGATAGCGTCTGGATCGTCTACGTTTTTAATAAAGAATTCCGAAAGACTGGTTGATGCAGTCTTCGGAACTCTAAGAAAGATAAATTTGTATTTGGGTGATATAAACATTCAATGTAATCCTAAACTCCACATCCATATTGGTATGACTATGAGGTGTAATACTAACACCGTCACAACCATTACCTTTACGGTTAACATATTTCCCCTGTCACCATGCATTAAGTTGCAGATGCGTATTGATTAGTCCAAGGCATTCCTGTGGAACCCCAGTGATGTTCTGCGTAAATCTTATCTGGACCATCATAACGTTTCGCTTCACGAACGTAGAACGTAGGGGTGAAGAAATGTGATGGGAAGATTTTCAAGTGATACATGTTGTCATGGATCAAACCACTAAGGAATTGGTTTCCTGTAGATCTGAATGGTTCTGGTGAAAGTTGGTCTGCACGAACTTGGTGTAATGTTTCTACCAATAGACGAACAAACATGTTGCCAGGATTACATGCGAGAATAGGTTGTACGTTACTCGCACGATATAATTCGTTTTCATAACATGTATATGCTTTATGAGGATCGTTAACCCAGAGTTCATCAGTATTTTCTAGACACTCCATGTCTGCTTCTGGGAAGAAACCACCACCTTCTAAAAGAAGTTCGTATCGAATGAGGTCAGAAACACCTTGATACTTCTTTGCGTTATAGTAGGCTTCGATCAAGTGTTGGTTCATCCACTTACGATCATGTAACATCTGGTCTGTGAAAATTTCATATGACCACTCTGGATGTTTCTCTTTCCAAGTATTCATCCACTGAAGGGGTGGGGCTTTTGGCCCAATCCAAATTTGTGTTATTTTCTTTTCGATATTCATAACAGTTGCTCTCTTTTTAATAGTATCATGTCCCTTGAGGGATATTTGCCTGCTTGTTCACCTGAGTCATCAAATCTATATAGAACGTCTTGGGGAAAGTTAAACGGTTCTCTAAACACGTCTATCAATCTAAACTCCCCCACGTTAACATATGCGTTTGGATAACTTGCCACATGTTTATGTGATGTCAAACAAATGTAAGGTATTCCAGAGTCTAAGAAGTTCTTGATAATCTTTTGACAATGTTCTGTTTGTAAGTGAAAAAACAGATCTCTACAAAAGAATAGATCCGCATAAGGCAGATCGTCTTCAACAACATCCAACTCTAAAAAATTGTAATCTGGATATTTAGTTTTATTGTCCTGTATCATATCAGATACGATGTCACCACCTGTATAATGTAGGTCATAATCATCTAAAAGGATCTTCATCCAGTTAAAATCACCACAGGGTGCGTCTAAAATGCTTTTTATATTAAACTTTTCACACATAATCGGTAGATGATGTCGTAAGTTTATTGTATAGTCAGTTCCAGATCCTGCGCCGCTACGAGACTCTGTGTTCTCGTGTTGTCTCCACGCAAAGTTACGATAGATGCCATCGAAAACCCACTTACGATAATCCTGTGTGAGTTTTACCTCTTCAGTCGTATCTCTTGGATACTTATCGTGATCTGGATGTTTGTCCATTTACTTCTCAACCCACCAAACGAAATCATCTTCTACATTATAGTTGTCACCATAACGTTCTGTCACGGCTTTCAAAACTGTATCGAAGTGGATGTCATGTCCCATAACGTAACCACCCTTACGAACTTTTGGTGCCCATGCATCGATATCACGTGCGCATCCTTCATATCCATGATCAGCGTCAATGAATACAAAGTCCAGACTTTCGTCTTCTACAGTCTTTGCGACTTCTGTTGTGAAATCTTTGTGGATGGACGCTCGGTCTGGGTACTGTGCGCAGAACTGTGCCATGCGTTTATAGTACGATTCATGATCCCAAGGATGTCCGTTCTCGCCTGCGGTCCATTTCTCTGGACCATTGTTCTGAGGTTGAGGTGCGTATAAATCTACACCAATCATGTGTAGGTTCTTACATGTGCGTACGAGGTGTGTGAAGGTCTGTCCCATCCATACACCAAGTTCCGCACCTTTAGTCCAACCATTCTGTCGAACTAGTTTTTCTATTGTTAACCATCTCCAAGTGTTTCCACCATCGTGGCCACGATCACGTATCATTCCCATAATCTAATCTCCAAGTATTTCTGTTATATGTATTTATGACTATTTGATGACAGTCATTTTTTGACCTGCGATAACCAGACATCCTGCGCCTGTGTTCTCATCCATCATAATTAAACTGAATGAACCGCTCGAAGGATTGATAAACTGCATAGTAACACCAGGCAACCATCCCCCCTGTGGTACTACTTGTACCAAAGTTTGTGAACTAGCGAAAGGAATTTCGCCATATTTTGTTTGAACCATGTCTATGATGTTGTTGGCATCTGTGTCACACCTCAAACCAATCGGCATTACGAACTGTTCTGCCTGTGCATTAATTGGCATTGCCAGGAAAATTCCCAACAATACTGCTGATAATCTTCCCAACATGTTTGTTCTCCATCTTTCTATGAGTAACCATTAACCTTAGTCAATTTCATTATGCAATGGAAAGGTCCGTCACCGACAATTCGTATATCTCTATCTGAATACACGTTATCTACGAAACCTTTCATTTCTAATGAACCTGAGTTTACGAAATAGTAATGTCCGTGTGGTGCTACTCCATCCCACCTAGAAACGTCTACGTGTTTATTGACTTTACAACCCCAGTGGATTTCTTTAATTGTAACAGAAGCATCAGCCGCTGTATAAGTTTCACCGTTAGATATTAGATCAGATAATGCAATATCAACAGTATCGCCAGATGAGTCTGTTACGTATACTTTGATTACTGCTTCGTTATGTGATCGTTTTAGGTAATGTATGCTTGACATTATTTCTGCCATCCTTTGATATACTGAGGATCAAAGTTTGCCTTACTAAAGGCAAGGCGATCTACGAGTTTAAGAGAGTTCTTACCCAAGCGATCCATTGCAACAAATCCTTCTGGATTAGTAACTTCATATCCCTTATTTGTTTTAAGGAATGTTTTTAAACTATCTACTTTATTGAGTTTGTCAAGAACCAACAACTTAGTGTCAACCAATAAGTTATAGAGTTCGAATACCTTTTCGATCTCTTTGGTGTTCTTGTCACTGAACATTATTAACGCTTTAGACATCTTATCTGTCTGCGTTTTCTTACCACGTTCAGTTTTCTTCTTATCTGCTTCTTTATTGTAATAGTCTTGAATGTATTTCACAAGATCTTTAACGAATGATCTAGGATTACCAATACGTTGACCTTCACGAACCTTCACGTTAATGAATGTGTTGATACGTAGGTTCAATTCAGCATTGTTACCCATCTCATTTAGAATATCTTTTTTGATTGTTCTGAAGATCTTCCCTGCGGCAGACAGTTTCTTATTCACTGCGGCGGTTTCTTTTGCAGTCATGGTTACACTACCAGACTTATCTTCGAATACGGCATCAACTGCCCAGACAGATTTTACTTCTTTGAGATTAGATGCAATCTTCTCTCCAAAACTTGCAGACATTGTCTCAAGAGATTCTCCTCTGTAGACTGTATGCCAGACCACACCGATCTTGGATCTTGATATTTTTTTAGCGAGTTCGCTTTTCTTTGGTATCGCATAAACAATCGTATTAGGATGGAAAGTAACATACGATTCTCCATCAATAGTATCTGTCGATAAATCTTCTGTAGTGTAGAGAAAATCACCTTGTATCACTCCTTCAATTCCCAACTTTGCGAATTCTGAAAGTGCTACTTTGAACTTAGAGTTGAGGTCACCTTTAATAGAACTGTCATTATCAATTTCTTGGGCTGTCTTATAAACTTTTGGATTTTTGTTGAACACACCTTTCTTCGCAATGAAGAACTTACCATCTGATGGATCAATGCCTGCAAAGATTGCAGGTGCACCATCCCATTTGACTGATAAGTTTACGGCAGATTTAGAATTACCACCTAACATGTCTCTGATTGCACGAAGGTAATTAATTACGTTACGTGTGCCTGTCACTCCACCATCGATCACTGCATCTTCTGCATGTGTCATGTGAAGGTTTTTTTCTTCGGATAGGACGAATTGACTAAAACGTTGCATTAGAATCTGATGTCCTTGTTAACTGTGATGTCTGGTTGGAGTCCAAAGAACTTCAACACATTTGACATTTTACCACGAACATACTGAGTAGCTTTGCTGATGTAACCACCAACTTTACCCTTGACTTTCTGCAACATACGTCTGAATGAATTCTCGTCTAATTGTTCAGTTTCTTCTTTAAGGTTCGCATCCACAATAAGAGAAATTACAGACCAGAAATTATACTCACCTGTCTTCTTACCTTTAAGTTTACGTGAAGATGTTTTGAAACGTGCCTGTAGTTTCATTTGATCTGCAATCATTTTGCAGTACGCATCGTCATTTACAGATGTAATTTTTGTTGAAGACCCACTATGATCTGATACTACCATAAACTCTGCCGCAGAATTACTGCCTGTTCCATACTTCATGAACCCAGACATTGCCTCACGTGCAAATTCTATTTTGAATTGTTCATTTGTTTGGAATAGTACGCCTAGTTCATTCATAATCGTCTTGTGTGCCGCCTCTCCTTGGTTGACAAGAGGGTTCTCACGAGATTTGATGAGAGGACGTAGTTGAGTTGGTGCCAGAGATGTGGTCACAAAATCCTCAAAAATCCCCACAACCTTTTTCAATTGTGCGGATTCTTCGATTTTAGATTTTTCCATCGCTGCATAAAATGTTGCAACTGATTCTGATTTACCACCAGACATTAACTGAGCCATTCCAATTTTCAGTGATAAACGTTTATTACCAATCAGAATGTCACACTTAGGTGTAGTGTCTGTTGCACCATAAGTCTTCCAGAAACCAGTCAGTTTAGATTTAGCACGTCCGTACTGTTCTGCCTTAACATTATTACCCAACTTAAAATGGTCTTTAATGTCTTGTGCAATACGTTTACCCGCTTCGATGTACTCAGGATTCTGTAGAAGTAAGGTGTGTACTTTATCAGTAATACCTGCAGTTGAGGCATCGAAGGGTTGGTTAGTAATTGCATACCAACCCATAACGATTGCAGCCTCGAAATCTTCTGCTTTGATTTTAGATTCCGTGATGTAAGATTTGTAGGATTTCATGTTCGAACTCAAATTATTTGTTGCTTTCGAACTATTTATCATTGCAAACCACTCACGTCATCAAAGATATTCTTCTTTGTTTTCTTGAGTGCAGGTAGTTCACTAGGGAGTGCAGGTTTGGTAACCTGACTGTTATTGTCCATAGACTGACCAATATTATCCTGCGCACTTGGTTCGAGGTCATAGATCTTCATCTTGGATCGATCAATACCTACGAGGAACCTACGGTAATATCCAGTATCACCCCAACGGTTCTTCAACTGTTTCAACATAAGTTGTCCTAGTTCATCTAGTTCTTCTGTAGTCACCAGTCCTAGAATGCAGTCGGCAGTGTGCGTAATTCCCATACTCTCAGAAGTATTAGTAAGGTCAACGTCACTATTCCCATAGCCGTCACGATTGAACTGAGACGAAGTAACCACAGCACAATTAAATTCCATTGCAAGTCCACGTACCTCTTCTGCTATTGATTTTACAAGTGTGTAACTATTTGCTGCGGCGGCACCTTTAACACGTGCGGATGCACAGATATTCAAATAGTCTACGAAGATAAGATCAGGTACAAACCCTTTCTTCATTCGCAATTCATTCAACAGGTGTCTGAAGTGACCAGTATGTGCTGATCCTGTAGGATATTCTTTTACAATCAGTTTACCTGTAGTCTTAGATTTGTATCGTCCCATACGTTTCTCAAACACATGTCGTGGTGTAGTGGATACTTCATCCAACGTCACATCCATGATGTTCGCATCAATACGACGACCAATCTCTTCCTCTGCCATCTCCATAGTAATATAGAGGACATTGTTACCGTACATCAGTGCATTCGCCGCCATGTGACATTTAAGTAATGACTTACCACCACCAGTCGTGGCGAGTAGTACAGTCATAGACTTACGAGGCAAACCACCTTTGGTGATCTTATTCAGAATATCAATGTCAAAGGGAATGCGTTCTTCTTTTCGGTGATAGTACTCGTACCGATCTTCGCTCTCTTCTAAGAAGTCGTGTCCAACACTGGTGTCGAAACTGATACTGAGAGAGTCAGATAGGAGTTGGGGGATAGAACCTTTATCAAGTCCTTCACCTTCACCTTCAAGAATGTTGATTGACGAACGAATAGAGTTGTACAGATCACGATCTTGACAGAACCTTTCAGTCTCATCAATAAGAAACTGCATGTCTGTTGTGTCATCACGAGAGATACTGGATACTTCAGACTGAGCGTCTTTGTATTGATCCTCGTTCAAGTCTTTACGTTTGTCAATGGAAAGCTTGAGAGCCTCCACGGATGGAGGCTCCTTGTATTGTTCGACATACGTTACAAATGTTTGGAACACTTTACGTAGCGTGATGTCTTCGAAGTAATCTTCCTTCAGATATGGGTATACCTTGCGGTAGTATTCATCATTAAGAAGTAGATTCGATAAGATCGTCTGTTCTATCATTGTGGTGCTCACTGTTTAATTTGTACTTGCGCTCAATATACACGTTAAATGCATCGTTGTCAAGTAGTTTTTCAAAGAATGCATCATCTTTTTCGATATCTTTCAATCGACGACGAGGTTCAATGATTTCTCCTGTGTCTAAGTCTACAAGGTTATACCAACCCTGCGTGGACTTAGCAATGAAACCAGCTTCCAATGCGAGGTCAAACAATGCCGACCACTTCTGGATGCCGCTATCATATAGGACAGTGAATGGAAGTTTAGATTTCTCTTTGACAAATCGTGACTTCTCAATATTGATAGTGAACTTAAATCCTGCGAGATCTGTACCATCCTTCTCTTGCGATTTGGTAATGATAAAGATCTGGTTTGCAGAATAGTAGATCCCTGTACCACCAGACACGATGGCTTTTGGGAACATACCGATCTCTTGGTACACGTGGTTGATTGCAAGTAACGGAATGTTTCTCGCAGTTAACTTAGGCGTAACAATACGGAAGAGAGATTTGAGTGCTTTGGCACGAGACATATCGGCAACTGCCTTCTCGTTCATTGCATCGTCAACTTCTTTCTTCGATGCGAGGTTACCAACCGAATCGATCATGATGAACACATTGTCATCTTTCTCAATCTGATCTAACCTCTTAGTAATATCGAACTTAAGTTCTTCGACATTCTCTACTGGGATATGGATCACACGATCCGTATCGATGTTGTAACTTTCTAGATATTCTGGTGTGATACCATATTCAGAGTCATACAATAGTGCAACTCCGTCTGCGAATTTATCTAGATAGGCTTTCATGCAGTACAAAGACAGTAAAGTCTTAAATGACTTTGATTGTCCTGCAACCACAGTTAAGCCTGGGATTAGTCCACCCTTCAATGACCCACTAAATGCAATGTTAACGATGGGAAGTTCCGTTTGAATAGGATTCTTCTCTTCGAAAAAACTGGACTTACTGAGGATTGACGAGGACTTCACTGCTCCTGATTTGAGCATCTTGTCTAAAAGACTCATTATTTAATTTCCCTCTGCGATTTGCGCCAACTTTGCTTTGTAACTTTCGATCTTTTCTACACGATCAGGCCAGAAGATTGTACTCTTCTCTGGTGATTTGCATAGGTTGTCAAGGAAAGGAACAACTGATTGATACAGTTTCTCCAAACTTGCTTCCAATGCGATCTTCTCATTAGTGAGATCACTGAGTTGCCCTTCGAGATCGTCTGCGGCAGCTTTAGTAGCTACCGCAGTTTCTTTTACTGCTTCAATCTCATCATCGATGAAACTGAAACCAAAGTCGAAATCGATTATATCAGATGTCGATTTGTTCATACCGTCTTAACCTTTTGCAAGTTCCTTGAAGATTGATAGATCGTCGTCATCATCTACATCAGAAGTCGGTGCAGGGGCGGATTTAAAAGGTATGTCATCCGACTGTACCTGTGCCGCTACTGGCGCTTTTGGTGTATAAGACGTGCTCAAGTCTAAACCATCGTCGTCATCGTCATACGAACTAGACGCTGTTGGACCTGCATCTTCACCAAGATCTAACACTCTATATAGTTTTGTTTTCAAATCTGAATAAGACTTGAAGTTCTTGGCATCAAGAAGTTCTTGTAAAGAATGTTGTTGGTTGTAGATGGTTTCCAACTCATCATCATCTGTGGCCATTGCTGATGGCGCATCAAATTCTGACTTGTCGTAGTTTGGATAACCTTCGAACTGACGGATCTTCAGACGGAAGTTTGCACCTTCCCAGAAGTCGAATGGGTTCACTGGTGATTCGTCTTCGAACGTTGGGTTCATCAAGTCATTCAACTTGTCGAAGATCTTCTTACCGTATTGGTACATGAACACCTTACCTTCGTTCTCAGGATTTGCACCATCCTTGATCACTAAGATATTTGAAATGTACTTCAGTCGACGTTTCTGTTTACGTGCTTGCTCTTTATCAGAGTCGATACCTGAGTTCCAGAGTTTGGAATTGTACTCTGACACTGGATCATCTTGATTCAATGTAGTCAGAGAGTTTTCGATATACCATTGACCTGATGGTCCTTGGAAACCGTGATCCCAGATGCGTACAAATGGCATCTCTTCACCTGCAGGTTCAGGCAAGAAGCGAATGATTGCAAAACCATTACCCGCTTTGTCACGAGTTGGTTTCCAAAACTTTCCTTCATTAGGATCTGAATATGATTTTGTGGAAATTTTATCTAGCTGGGCATTCAACTTATCAAGTGATGACGTGCGAGATTTCTTAAGTGCTGCGAATGACATTATATTGTCTCCTTTGTATAGCAGTGTATTACGTTATATTGCGATGTATTAGATGTCAAAGTGATTCTTGACAATAGTCTTGAACCGTTTCATATCTAACATCAAGAAAGGAAAATACTTCCTTGAATGATGTATTATATCAGATGCCACGAATTTGTCAAGCAAATTCTGCTCCCAATACGAAAAAATATTTGCAATGTGTACTAGTATTGCAAATGTTTCCAGTGTTATCTTCTTCTGTAAGTACAGAGTCAATACGACTGGGTGTTGACCATCGGTTACGAAGTTGGATTTCCAGTCATCTTCGAGATGCTTTAAGTCCGACTTGAAAGTGTAACCTAACGAATCAATTCTTTTCTTCCATTCGACGTACAAGATGTCGTCCTCTGCGATATCTCGAATCCATGCATTTGGGTTCTTGACTAAGTTTGCCAGAAGGACGTTCTCGTAATCGTCTTGTTTAGATAGTTTTGCAAAGTAAAATGCATCAGGGCGACTTTTAAATGTGTCGAATGAGGCTCTTACTTTACCGTTATATTTATGAAAATCATAACTTGGAGATGTGAAATGTTTCTTCATTGCAAGGTACTTTATGTACGCTGCATATGACTGATCATTCACATAACTCGGTAATGTCCTGTTGTTCATCGTTGCGTTTTACCATTCTCAAAACTACAGCTTCTGATCTGATCTTCTCTTTTAGAATAGAGGATTTTTTGATCACATCTGCAACTGATTCAATTTCTAGGTTATGCATCTGGGCATAATCTACTAGTGCATCTATGTAAGGAACCCCATTTGCGACAGCGTCTGCAATTGCGAGGTGTATTTTTTCTGGTGTCAGCGACACCACTGTTTCATTCATTAATCTGAGATCTCCTGAAATAATATGTTATTGATATAATAATCTTTGTCCTCATCGGAGATACCCATGGCACGAATACTATTATGTAACTGATCGTTCTTCTTTTGGTTAATACAGTAGTTGTTAAGGAGAGGTCTTGTTGGCATCCCCATCTCTACTGATTCGTCGTTCATCTTGTCTAGATAATAACATATTAATTCGGTGGTGGCAAGCAGAAACTGATCTGTTTCTTCTGCCCTTACGTTACCAACAGCCATCATATGGTCACTGAAGATTGCTTCTGCCCACTCTGGGAGTTGACGAGGTTTCTTCCAAGTAAATTTATCTGCCTCTTTGTTAAAGTGTTGACACATTACGTGATCTTCTGTACACACTGGTGAGAAGTCAAAGAACGCACCACTGATCTTGTTAGGACCTGCAATGATGTCGCACCCAAGTATAGGCATATCAAAACCATTCTTTGGGAAGATGTTCAGATGTAGTAACCAGAGTTTACGTGAGTCGAGAATGTCAATCGTCTTGAGGTGACACTTCTCTACAACTTCACCAGTCCAGAACCTATCTGACCACCCAGTGAACTCTTGTACGTGTAACGGATTGTCATACGGATCAAGGTACTTGGTGAACAAGTCTGCAATCGTGTCAGAAAACTGTATGAGTTTTTCAGTGTTCTCAGTCATTTTTACTCAATTCTTCGAACGAACGAAATGCGAAATCAAAACAAATTCTTCCTTCATCCGCCATAGAATCATCAAGTAGTGTACGCATACCTTGAATGAGATCGTAACGATCATCAAAGTCGTAGTACTTACCACTGCCTGGAACTTTCTTCTTAATCATCTGACCACCATGTAGATCACCAAAGTGTCTTACATATACGTGCGCAAGAAGCTTGTGATTGTCATGTTTAATAGTATCGATGTAGTTCACGTATTCGACAGTTGTATCCAGTGCATTTTCAATTGCACTCAGGTTTTCTAGTTCCATCAATTCATGCATGTCTTCAAAGATTGCGTTCGCACGAAAGATGGAGTGAAATTTTGGATCAAGATCTACCACACCTTCTAGCGCACCGTAACAAATCATCTGATTGAACAGATACAGTTGATAATCTTTCGGTTCAATCTTTCCCGACATAAGTGCTGTTGCAAATGCAGATGTTTCTGCACGTTCATGATGTTCCCAAGTGAGTTCTTTTAAATTACCCATTTACTATCCTTTCCAAAAGTGTACCTTGTTGTGCCGTCTTTTCTCTTCCATGTTTGCAGTGGTATCTGACCAAACAAAAAATATCTAACTCCACGTTCTTCAGGTATCTCTTTCTCTATTATAATTTGGTTTCTCGCAGGCAAATGCGATTTAAATTCTTCTAATGAATGTACGCAGTTAATGTGACCTTCGATGTCTGTCATATTGTTTGACTGAACTGCGAAATATATATCTCTGGGTTTCTTCGTCCAATGACTTTGAAAATTTATCAACTCGTGCATCTTCATCTCTATGTGTTCGGAAGACGTATTGATTATCAGTAAGTCTACTTCTTCACCAAAGACTGGATGCTTTTCCTTTGTCAAGTCTGCCGATCTAAACTGCACGTTATCGTATTCATTTATCAGAGATGCAATGTGATTCGCTTCTTTATCGATATCAAAACAAAACATTTCTTTTACAAGTGGTGCAAGTACTGGAACTAATATCGATCCGTACCAAGAACCAATGACTATTACTTTCATTTCTTTGTGTATTATACCACTTATTAAGACACTTGTCAAGAGTTCTTTTTTCGAAATGAATTGATTTTTACTAATCGAATCGAAAATGTCCACAGTTTTCTCTGGAAACCTTCTACTCACCTCAAAAATATTTTGTGCATATCCTATATCGAATTTATTATCAAACAGATCTATTTTTTGCATACCCAATCCTCAATCACCAAATAATGTAGTCCAGTTCTCTTGAATGTATCTACAGCATTCTGTGGTGTCTCAACAATAGGTTCCTGACAATTGAAACTCGTATTCAACAACATAGGAACGCCAGTCTCTTCTTTAAACGCACTAATCAGCTTCCAGTACTTCTCGTTAAAAGACTTGTCTACCGTCTGTATACGTGCAGTACCGTCGACGTGAACGATGCCTGGCACTACAGATTTCTTCTCTTCTTTGACAGGCATGATGCGTGACATGTAAGGAGAGGGTTGATTCGTATCAAAGTATTCCTGATAGTCTTCGATCAATACAGATGGAGCGAATGGACGGAAGTCCTCTCGCTTCTTGATATCTCTATTGATGATGTTCTTAATCTCAGGGTTACGAGGATCTGCGAGGATGGATCGATTACCCAGTGCACGATTACCACTCTCTGATCTACCTTGATACCAACCTACAATCGCTCCGTTTGCAATTTCCTTCGCAATAAATGGATATATGTCATCCATATTCATTCGTTCATAATTCATATCACCAAAAATCTCTTCTTTTATTTCATGTTCAACGCCAGCATATACGGGCGGAATATGTGTATTGTTATTTAGGACATAGTCTGCCATCATATACATGCCCAAAGACTGTCCTTCATCACCAAGTGCAGGTGGAATGTACACGTTCTTGTATATCTTTGAGATCATTTCATTCATGTAACCGTTGTACGCAACACCACCACTGAGACAAACACTATCTGAAGACTTCTGTTCTAGTAATAGTTCAACCATACGATGATTACTCACGTATTGCATCGTCGCTGCTAAATCTCTACCAGAAACCTGTTTGGAAACACAGAAACGGTTCAGCCTCTGTTCTTGCGCATCGTTACTGTGATGATGAACTGGGGTTCTTGACATCTCTTCTAAAACTGGGAGCACGTCTTTATCAATCTTACCGTATGCCGCAAGACCCATTACCTTACCCACTTCATGATCTATCCACACTCGTCCTTCTAACAATCGTCCAACTGTAGAAGTAACATATATCCATGTCCTACCAAGATTAAAAGTTTTACTTAAGTTCTTGACGTTCTGATCCTTGTCAGCAAAGAAACTTGTAAATGCGGCACCACCACCATCAATCGCAAATATATCACATTCATCAAATCCACTTTGGAGATATGCATATACTGCATGAGCCTGATGATGATCCGCATAAAACATCTTGTCTTTATGATAATGTTCGAAAAGAGTTTTTGGTTCCCAACTACGTAATGATTCGAAGTGAGGAGTGAGATGGCGGTAGTGTTTAAACAGTTCATTATTTCTCACTATGGACATGGCGAGAACGTCATATTCATCCCAGAATGGTTCTATCACATTCTCATAGAACATACACATCGCATGTGTCTGTGGGTGGATAACATTATCCCTTTTTATTGGATCTGATCTTGTTCCAACTCTATTACCTTTGACACGTGAATATCTTTCTGCAACGTAATTAGTTTCACCATCATACCATGTTTGATCGTGTGAGGTAATTGCACATCCCATTAATTTCATTTGAATATATCTTCTGTTACCTCATGAACTTTTCCTGCAAATGGTTCTGGAATATCTTTCCTACCATTCAGAACATAGTTACAATGCATGTAAAGACCCATAGACTGACCTTCGTCACCAGGCGCATTTGGTACAAAAACATTTTCCCAATGTTTGGTATATTTTTCGTTGAGATATCCATTGTAAGATACACCCCCTGCAACACACAGATTGTTTGATGTCTTATGTGGTAGGATTGTGTCTAGTACAATTTCATTTGTAAACTTCTGAAGAGTGAATGCCATGTCTTCTTTCCACATCGCATCATTAGTGTAAGGATCGAAGAACTTTTCTTCTGGCCAATACTTACCGTCTTTCACTTTGAACTCTTCGAACATCAGATAGAAAATATCTTCCCATCTTGGTGAATACTTACCGAACCCTGCAAGTCCCATTAACTTACCTTCGTTAAGAACACCAAATCCACCAAGTCGTGTCATGACATTCCACAACCAACCAACTGGGAGATCATTACTTAGATTGATTATCTCTTGTGTATCTGATGGAATAAAAATAGCTCTGAATGTATTACCTTGTCCATCAATGATAAAGATATCTGATTCTTCATAACCAGAGGATAGGAACGTGTGTGCGGCATGACACTGATGATGATCTGCGTAATAGACATTGTCTTTCGTCAGATGATCCCAAAGATGTTCTGGTACATACTCGTCTGTTTCTTTGGCGAAGTCATTACCAAGTTTATGAAAGTACGCATCTCTACCATAGAGTTTCACTCCATTGACTGTTATATTAGTCGCAAAGATTTCGTCACTGTCAACGTGACTATCCCAAAGGTTATTATACATGTTTTGAAAAGGAATTTGTTCATTGATAACTTTGTTATCTAGATCCTTATACCATCTGCGTTGTTGTTCGACACTCGCACCGTATTTTAGTTTCCAGTAACAATGTTTACGACGAGAAGAATCATCATACCTTTCATATTGTATGTGATATTCTCCATCGTATGTGTTGTGATCATGTAAGTTTAGAGGTTGGGCAAAGATCTTTTTCATTATCCAACCATCTTATCAAGTATCTTTTCCATCATTAAAGCTTCGACTCCACTGTCTCGTCTGGACAATTTCTCTGTACAGTTCTGACAATACTTCTCGAACTCGAATAATTCAAAGTTCATCATCTTATCAATATTTTCTTGTGTCACGTCAAAGTGCCGTGAACCATTGATCACCTTCTTACTACAGTGCCTAATCTTTTTCAATTCGAAATCGATTACTGGAACACGAGGGAACATAGAACACATTCGTCTTGTCATCTCTGGTTCCTGATTGAACTTATCATAGGTGGGTGATCGTGAGTTGTATTCTTTGAACTGTGTGTTCTTGTGGTATAGATGTATAAGACCATGCTTCTTTCTATACTCTTCAAAGTTCGGTGTCATAATAATCAGATTATAATTGTTTTTATCATTCACTGTTAAGAAGTCATAGTTACCTAACTTTTCAATACGGTCTTCATAGAAATCCAACACTAAGTGTTCCACATAATGGACTGCAGGATCATCTAAGATGTGAGGATAGAATTTCCGAATCAAACTGTTAGACAGAACAACTGGCGTGAGATTAGGATATTTCTTAATCTCATCGATAACTTCATCTAAGTTGTTAGTAAGTGCAGGTTCACCACCAAGTAGGTTGATCCTCGCTTTGTATGGACTTAACCATTTGAGTAACGGTGATATGAAATCCATGTCCACATCTAAGTTACGCATCTCAGTTGTCCACGCAGTACAATAGTGGCAAGATTTGTTACAAGACTTTGTAAGATAAAAGTCTATACCAAATCCAAAGGCTTCTGATGACATTATAAAATTCCTGTGATTGACTCTATGACTGTATTTATTTCATCGTCCGTAAGGAAAGGATTGATAGGAAGTGACATAACTGTCCTTGATGCGTTCACTGAGTTGGGTGTATCATAGTTATATCCATTCAATACTGGATTTTCTGTAAGTGAACAATCATAGTGGACTTTAGGACTCCACTTCTTTGACATCTTGATAGACTGTATTGCGAAGTCTCTCGTCTCTTGATCATCGAACCGTACCACGTATTTGTGGTAATTGTGTTGCAACGTACTACGAGGTTTCTGTGCTTGCGTGATGAGTTTTCTCTTAAACGCCGCATCATACTTCTTTGCAATCTCTTGTCGTTTGGATTGCCAGACTGTTAAGTGTTGTAATCTCCAATTGATGACCTCTGCATTTGGTACATATAGTTTAGAGTTCATAGACCCAGGCACTACGAACAACTCTCCCTGTTTACCGTGTCGACGCATTGACATAACTCTTTGTGCCATGTCTTTATCGTTAGTCATAAACATACCACCGCCTGCAAGACCTGCGATAACCTTGTTTGAATTGAAACTTAAAACACTGCAGTCACCAATA